CTATCATCTTAGCAATTCCCTTACCAAATCTCAAGTATTTTGTATCCAGTTTATCCCCGTGTTCAAAATACTCACGTCTGAAACGCATTTGATTAGTCATCCAGCAGGTCATCGCTGAATAAGACAAATATCCTTTTGGTAAGATGTATTTACTCATAATTACTTATCTGATTTGAACAATCTAACCCATCCCCAAATTATAAATGTATATACACCTATAAGGGAGATGTAATAAACGAACATGCTAAATCCATCTGCATATTCAGAATCTCCACCAATTATAAGTGAAATCATAAAGACTATAGTTGATAATACTGCATAACTTGCTATTTGTTTATCTTTCATAATTATTTTTATTTATCTAATTCTGTTGCCTTAGTAGCAACCATTTTTAATAATGCAAACTTCTCATCGTGGGTCAATTTAGGTGACTTTGAAATCTTTCTCTCTATCAATCTTAATACTTCTGGGTTCTGACATCCACTCAATGCTTTCTCAGCGTTTTCAAAAGCTGTTGTGCTTTTAACTTCTTCGGTAGTTGTAGTTACTGCTGCAGTAAATTCTTTACCCATTTCAGTTACTGGTGACTGTGACACTGCATAAGTGACTTGTGGTAGCACTGATGGTGCATACTGTTGATATAAATTTCTGATATAAGGCATAACAAATCTATCAGCTTCTTCCAAATTCCTAGCTTTTACAATAATACAAGGCTGAATATTCGCATAACTACCTGTAGGTATCACAGCTTTTATTTCGTAACTTATAAGTTCAACTGTTGGAGTATTAACTTTCTTTTCTCGGTTTTTCCTTTCTTTAATAGCTTTTAAGTCCGCTACTATTGTTGGGTCTTTTAATTTGTGCATAAATTTATATTTTAATCTCTGTAAATCTAAGCGATGGAGTTTCGACAAACTTCGCTTCTTTTGTGCTTTGGGCTTTCGCTTTAGCAGCTTTAAAATCTTCTTCTAACTTAATAACTTTTGACGGGTATTCCCAAGTCTTTGTATATGCAATTGAGAACTTCCCCGTGGATATATCAAAGTTTGGAATATCCTTTTCTACCATCTCTCCCAGAATCTTTGTTCTCATCTCTTCTTGCTTCACCTTTAGGTCTTTCATCTGACTAACTAAGATTCCATATTCTTCGTATAAGTTCATTTTATTTTTTGTTATTTAGCGTGACCCATATAATACTTAATAATAACTCTTGTTGCTTCTCCTTCAGTTGCATCCAACTTCTCAGCTAGATCCTTTATAAACTCATGTTGTTCTTTTGATATCCTAGTGTTTATTCTTATCATTATTTCTTTCTTAATCTTCTTCTCCATTTTTTTGTTTTTTTAATTCTACTTTAATAATTTTCTCAGCTATCTGTTCAGCCCGACCTTTGGTGATAGCTATCTCGCCTTCTTCTCTCATTTTTACAATATCGTTTATATTTATCAGATAAAAACCATCTATAAATTTTATAACCACATAAGATGGAAGTGGTGGAATTGAAAGAGTGTCACAAGGTTTCTCTCTCATATCCTGATCTGACAATTTCCAGACTAACCCATTCTTTGCAGTTGCTTGGAGACCGTCATATTGCACGATTTCAATTTTACTGAAAGAAAGGTAGTCAAGATTTGTATGTTTTAATTCAAAGAACCCATATAGCTTTTTCTCTCTTAAATACTGATTGAAAATCGTTGTCCATTTTTGCTCGTTTTTTCTCATTAGTTTTCGTAGGGTTTAATTGTAATAACTTTGTGATTTACTTTTCCTCCACAACTGAATGAACAAGTGATACAAAAATTTCCAGATTGTAAGAATCGCCTTTTACTATGTTCTAAACTCTTACCACAAGAAACACAGTATTCCTTCATCCTGGAAAAGTCTTCATCTCCCCACTTTGGGTCCAACTCAAACTCTTCATCCCTTTTCCTTTTTTCTCCCATTTTCATATCTGTTTACATTATACTCTTATCAATGTCGCTGTCAAGTTGATAATTACTTATTCTTATTCCATCTACATAGCACTAAGGTTTTTACTCGATCCCTCTTCTCTTGAGTACAGTCATATTTCAAATGACAACTCCTACAAAGAACCTTAAAATTTTCTCTCTCTCGCAAATATTCCTTTCCTTTTAATAATGCCCAGTCTAATTTTTTATTTGTCACTTTACACTCCTCACATTCTTTCTTTTCGAAATTTACTTGTAACCAACTATGAATTGTTGAGTAATTTCTTGAGTTAGCCTTCCAGTTTGAATTTTTTTCTTTTGGGTAGTTCATATATTTAATGTAAGCTTTTCTTGAAAATCTTGTCCTGACATTATGGCTTTGTGACAATCACTATCTGGACCATTATTTGATGTTATCAAGTGAATGTATAGATTCTTTTTTAGTTTGTTTATTCTTAATACTCGACCAAGTGATTGCTCAAAATCTACGAACCTCCAACTTTTACTTGCGTATATCACACAAGGGAAGCTTGGTAATTCGTATCCGCTTGAGATACTACTTTGAGCTATAACTATACAGGCTTCTGACTCTTCTGCCTTCTGTATAACAGTAGTTCTGTCCTTAGTTTGTCCTGTCAAAGTAACTGCGTTGTATCCATTCTCTACTAAAACCTTCTGTATCTCGTAAATCTGAGCTGTGTAATTTGCGAACACGAGAAGTTTTGGAAATTCTTCGGCTCTTTCTAGTATATAATCTATCTTTTTTGAGGGGAAAATGATGGTATTTTGTGTTAATATGTCCTCTTTGTCCGAAATAGTCTCAACCTTCTTCCCATATAGCACTCCATTCTCTATTGTTCGGGTCCGTGCCCTTCTAACAAGGGGGTCTGCTTCAATTTGTGACAATTCCCTTATCGCATCTTTTTGGTGTCCTGTGAGCTCAATTTGGACCTCTCGGTGTGTCTGTTCTGGCACGTCTGCGAAGTCCGATAATGCCCCTGTATATCCGAATCTCTTAACAATCTCAGCCATCCTATTTTTTGTAACTTCATCTTTTTTTGGCATAAAAATAATACGACCCCCCATCCTAACTTGGTAATAATATTTATCACGAAATCTATCAAATTTTTCCATGTTAATCATTTTTGTGAATGTTTTTGTGACATTTTACGCACAAAGTTATTCCATTCCCCACAGCAAACCTAAGTTCTATATATTTATAAAAAGCTTTTATATGATGAGCAACCAAATTACCCCCTTTATTATCTCCACATATCTGACAGGTATAATGATCTCTTTTAAATACTTTCTCCCCCCACCGTCTCATTTTTGTAGATGTTCTAATTTTTACATTTATTGGTGTAATCCCTCCCTTCCAGTTCCATATTTTTTCTCCTTTATATTTACCTATACGATTTTTACTAATTTGGAGTCGAGATTTCATACTATGCCTTTTACCAAAAAAATGATTCTTAATTCCCAGATGTGCGATTCTCATTTTCTCTCTATGTTCTTTAGATAATTTTTTACCTTTAAGCCACCAAACATCTCTGCCTTTTAACGCCTCACTCATTTTTTTTCTACCTTCTGGTGTATGGTATCCTTTATGTCCTTTTTTGAAACCACCACTGTTTGTCCACCCTATCTTTCCCTTGTTCCAAGGAATTCTACCACTCATCTTTTTTGAGTGTTCTGGACAAGGACCAGTTTTTAGTCCTTTATTCCATGGTATTCTTTTTTTGTTTAGCAATCGCATATAGATATATTACCAGTTTTCTAACAAAACACCAAGGGCAAAAAGATTAAAAGGTTTACTTACTGGTGTCGCACTTAATCAATAAAATCTTTTGGGTGGAAATTTCTGCAAATAATTATATAAAGCATCAAAAATTTGGGAAGTCTTAGGTATTCGTGTCCCCCTTCTCTGCCTTGTTTCAGGTGTCATTCCTATCATTGTGTGAATTTCGTCACATATTACAGTGTCATACGGAGATAGATCTTGCCAGTCAGTTCGTAAATCTTCCTTACTTATAACTGTTAGGTCAATATCTATTCTGAACTTTTCGGCATTTCTCTGCCAAGTTTGGTCTTCTCTTTGTTGCTTAGGACAAATTACCAAAGTCTTACCTTCGGCAAGGTGAAGAGCTGTTCTGATCTTTGCTGAACCAGTCCCCATAAACAAACCACATTTCAATTTGTTCTCATCTATTATTCTTTTTTGATGATTATATAACGGTATCATTTATATAAATTTCTTAACCACCTCTTTGCACTCTGATAAACAATCATCCCTAACTTCAGTTATTTTAGCTGTTACAAACTCATCATTTACTGGTATGTGACAGTGTATACATTCGCCCATAAAGAATAACTCGTTTGGGTGTCTTTTCCCTTCCTTCGGCATTTTCTCTAACATCTGTTCAGCCTGTTCTCTCAACGCTTTGGTTATGGAGGTGTGGAGGAAGTTTTTTAAAACCTTTCCATCTGTAGAATAATGGTCCCCTTCTAAACGGACTTCTGTATCTAGAAACTCCTTATCAAACTCTCTATCTA